GATCGCACCTATAAATCAATTAATGAGCAAACCGAGCTGTTTATTCGCAGCGCCGGTGCAATGAAAGAACTGGGCTATAACACTGAATCTACCGTTGATTTTATCGATTCCATTTCAAGCGCCCTGACAATTAATGCTGCCAGCGCCGAGAAAGGCGAAAGTACGATTAACGCTTTATCAAAAGCGATGGTGCTTGGGAAGGTGTCGGGTGATGACTGGAACACAGTGATGACTGTGACGCCAACTATTGTTGGTGATATTGCCAGGAGCATGGGTACCACAGAGAACGCTGTAAAGCAGCTGGCAAGTTCTGGCAAGCTTTCAATGAAGCAGTTTGCCGACTCAGTGATCGCCGCCCGCGCGCGAAATGCACAACTTGCGGAAGATATGCCAACTACCGTTGGTGACGCTATTACAAAGCTTTCTAACCACTGGAAAGTTTATATTGGTGATGCTAACAGCGCATATGGCGCAACTCAAGTTGTGTCCGGTGCAATCAGTGATTTGGCTGATAATATTGACTTGCTGGCAAAGGCGGGTGGCGTCTTGATTGGAGTAGGTGCTGCCAGGTATTTTGGTGGCATGGCATCAGGTGCAATTAGTGCAACTGGCGGTCTGATTAACGCCGTAAAAAATGAGGTGGCGCTGGCTGAAGCCCAGTACCAGGGAACCAAAGTAGCCATCGGTAGAGCGCGTGCAGATGTTTATCGCGCCCAGCAGGCATTACTGGCCGCAGCAAACACTGACACTCAGGCAGCAGCAGAAAAGCGACTTGCAGCTACGCAGTCTGCACTGACTAAAAACATAAACGCCAGAGCCGCTGCACAAAAAGCTCTAAATGACATTACTTCAGTCGGCACCCGCCTTATGTCAGGAGCGCTGGGTATTGTAGGAGGGATTCCCGGACTTGTGATGCTTGGTGCCGGAGCTTGGTACTATATGTATCAGCAGCAAGAGCAGGCAAGGGCATCTGCGCAGCAGTATCTCAACACGCTGGAGCAAATTCGGTCCACCACAAAGACTATGACTCTCACAGAGTTGGATGATAATCGCGGCAAGGCTATTGAGGCGCTGCAGGAGCAGAATCGTTTAATTAGTGAGCAAGAAAAACATATTTCTAAAATTAAGAGGGATATAGACCAATTAAATGCCGCCAGAGGAGGCCCGGGTCTAACTAGCAAGGATGATGAAAATAGCCTCAAGGCCATTGCTATATTAACCGCGCAGTTAGCAGTTGAAGAGGAAAAGCTAAATCAGCTTAGGGATAAGGCAGGCTACACCCAAGAGTCGATTGCTGAAATTGAGCGCCGCCGAAATGATCTTATTCGCGAACTGGCATGGAGGCAGAACCAGCAATATCAGTCATTGCTCAGCCTGAACGGCCAGCACACTGAATTTAACCGGCTTATGTCGTTGGGTAATGATCTTCTTTCTGCTCGACAGGGGCTCGGAAGCGTCCCGCTACGAATCCCTAACGCCACACTCACTTCCGCTCAAAGTGACATGTTACTCAAGTCGGATCAGCAACTGGAGCTGGCGAAGCTGAAAGGAGCTGCGCGCGCCCGCCGTCAGGCGGAAATAGCTGCTGATGCTGCTGGGTTAACCAGCACGCCAGAATATGCAGACGCCAGGACTCGTTATATTAGTAACGAGGTTTCTCGATATGAGCAAGACCAAGCAAATAAACCCAAGAAGAAAGGCGCTAAAACTGAAGGGGAAAAAACTGAGGAAGTATACAAGCGTTTAATTAAGCAGCAAAAAGAGCAAATAGCTCTGGGAGAGGCATCCGCCCAAAACGCTGGACAGGCGACCGAGCTTGCGAAAGTGAAGTATCAGATAACCAAAGGGGAGTTTTCAGCATTAACCCAGGCTCAAAAGATAGAGCTGACACGCAATGCAACAGCCTTAGATAGGCTGAAAACTGAGGAGAACTTCAAAGCCTTACAGGAAGACTTACTCAAGCCAGAAGAAGCCCTGCTTAAAAAAACGCGGGAACGCATCAAGCTGCTGAAAGATGCCGCGCCTGCCAGTGAAACTTACCGTAAAACGATGGAGAAGATTTCGAAAGCTTCAATCATCAAAGCGCCGAAATTTAGTGGGATTGACGCCTCCGTTGGTGGGCCAAGTGGCGAACTAGTAAAAGTAGCTGAAGCAGAAAAAGAGCTGAAGAAATGGCATGCCACACAGCTGGATATGCAGAAAAAGCTTTTCGAAGAAAAAGAAATCAATGAGAAGACGCATTCCGACAGAGTTGGCGAAATCAATAAAGCCAACGCCAAGAGCATGACTGATATACAGGCAGGTTATACATCAGCCAGCCTGAGCATGTTTGCCGATCTTGCCAGCCAGTCAGCTTCAATGCTGCAGGGGATGGGGAGGGAAGGTAGCGCAGCGTATAGGATGCTATTTATGGCAAGCAAGGCAGCGGCTATAGCACAGGCAATAATCAACACTGAACTGGCAGCAACTAAAGCCATGGCTGAAGGGGGTATGATATTTGGCATCCCTGCATCCATGGCTATTCGTGCTGCTGGTTATGCTTCAGTGGGTTTGATTGCGGGACAAACGCTGGCGGGCATGGCGCACGACGGTATTGATCGCGTTCCAGAGACTGGAACCTGGCTTCTGCAAAAAGGTGAGCGCGTGGTTACCGCCAGCACATCGGCAAAGCTGGACTCAACACTGGAAAAGGTGCGGCAACAGAAGCAGGAAGAACGATCTTCTCCCGCTGGTGGATTCAGCTATTCACCAACGATTCAGGTTAATGGTGATCCTGATGAGAGAACAATCATGATGCTTCAAAATGCCGTAAAGCAGGGCGCAAAGCAAGGTTATCAGATGATGGTCGAAGACCTGGCCACCGGAAAAGGTAATGGTTCTAAGGCTCTATCGAACGGCTGGAATACCAGGAGAAGGGTGAAATAATGGCAGATATCTACTACCCGCATGATTATCTACCCCTTCCTTTGCAGGATGGTTACGGATTCCGAGCAGTCAGCCCCTTAATGCGCACTGAAATGACCTCAGGGCGCGCCCGTCAACGGCGTAAATATACATCCACACCGACCCAGGCATCAGTGAGATGGATTTTTAAAACGGATGCTCAGTCGCAGGTATTTGAGGCCTGGTTTCGTGATGCCCTGGCTGATGGTGCGTCCTGGTTTCTTATGAAACTTCAGACTCCCGTAGGCGTCAGATTTTATAAGTGCAGGTTCACGGATATTTACGAGGGGCCAACGCTGGTATCTCCTAAATACTGGCAATTCAGTGCAACGCTTGAATTATGGGAGAGACCTCTTCCTCCGCCAGGCTGGGGTAACTTCCCTGAGCTTCTGGCTGGTTCATCGATTATTGATATTGCCGTTAATCAGGAGTGGCCCAGAGCATGACGGTATTAAACAGACTTTATGCATCCAGCGGAACCGAGGTAATAATTGAAACCCTGCAAATAACGGCGGGTAATGAAACCTATTATCTGTGCAAAGGCTGGGAGGACATAACGGCGCGTGATGAAGAAGGGCGGGAATTAACGTTTACCGCTTGCGGTATCGATATTGCGCTGCCCGCCCGGAACGCGGATGGGACTCAGGATTTGAATTTTGCGATCAGTAATATTGACGGCGTTGTTTCAAACACGATACGGAAAGCTATTGCGTCGCAAAAGTCAGCGTCCTTAATTTATCGCCACTACATATCGACAGATGTTACAGCGCCAGCATCCAGACCTTTCAGGTTTAAGATTAAGTCCGGTCACTGGACTGCAACAGAAGTCCAGATAACTGCGGGCTATATGAATATCCTTGATACAGCGTGGCCGAGAAATCGCTACACGCTTCCTGAATACCCCGGACTTCGCTACCTCAGCTAAGGATTACCATGTTTAACCAGGATAAATACCTTTCAGTCACCTGGCTGAAGGGCGGACGCGTTTACCCGGAGCTTGACTGTTTCGGTGTGGTAAATGAAATCCGGCGCGACCTTGGCAAACCGATGTGGCCGGATTTCGCGGGTGTTACCAAGGATGGCAAAGGTCTCGACCGCGAGGCAAGAAAGCTGATGCTGAAACTTGAAAAGTGCGATCCAGAGCCAGGCGCAGGTGTGGCCTGTTATACCGGCAGCACGGTAACTCATGTAGGTGTGGTGGTTGAGATGGGCGGAAGCCTTTACGTGGCGGAATGCAACGCCGGAAGTAATGTGACCTTTTTGCCGGTTAAAAACTTTTGTCAGCGTTACGTGAAAGTGGAGTTCTGGAGATGACAATCAGGATTTACCCTTCACGCTTACCTGGTGAGCCCATTGAAACGCATAATCATAAAGAGATATCGCTTGATCAGTGGTTCACCGAAAACGTCAGTGGCTATGAGGCGGGGGGAGATCACCCCGTCGCCGTTGAAGTTGATGGCATTCCGGTTTCTCCTGATTGCTGGGGGGAAAGTGCATTAATGCCGGACAGCGACGTGCGCATTTACCCGGTGCCTTATGGGACAGGGCTTGAGATTGTGGCCTGGGCGGCAATTGCTATCGCGGTTGCATCTGCTGCCTATTCACTCATCATGATGTCTCAGCTTGGTAAAGATGGCGCCAATACCACAGCAAATGGAGATACGCTGGAGCTTTCTCCAGCTAAAGCCAATACGGCAAAGCTGGGCGACCCCATCAGGGAGGTTTTTGGTCGTAGAAAGATTTTCCCTGATTACATTGTCCAGCCGGTTAGCCGCTTTGACAAAAACAATCCGCAAATATTCCGTACCAGTATGTTTTTGAGTGTGGGGATGGGGCATTTTGTGTTGAATCAGTCGGGGGTGAAAGTTGGTAACACTCCGACGTCTTCATTCGGTGATGACATCAGCTTCACCATATATCCACCCGGAGCGGATATTAGCGGCGACGAGCGGACAGAGAACTGGTATTCCTGTACAGAAGTCGGCGGGACAACATCAGGAACCGCTGGCCTCGATCTGGCATCCACCGGACCCGATTCCGCAGGTATTTCAGCTGATGCAGTCAGCGTGTCAGGAAACGCAATAGCGGTAATTGGCACCTCATCGGAAAGTGATCCTGAATCCGGCTCGGAAATCCCCGAATCCTGGCATGAAGGGACAGTTCTGACCGTTATCGCGCCAGATACTTTTACCGTTGCTACCTCATCGGGCCGCAGCGTTATTTACGGTGATTTGACTGAGCTTGCACCTTATACCGGCATGGCCGTTACAATGAACTGGTCAAATAACAACTATAACTTGTACGTAGCAACGTACAACGCCGGTTCACCTGCGGTACCCGGAACGGGAGGGGTGGCAGCATCTGTCACCGCCAGCGCCGCGCCATCGACGTATGATTTCAGCACCACGCCCGTTTCCTTCACGCTGGCCTGGGCGGGTGTGAGTTACATTATTTCACTGTCCGCGAACTACGTCACAATGAGCGGATTGATGGATGAAATAACCAGTCAGTTAACAGGATCGGGGCTTGTTGCAACATCAGTGAATTCCAGACTGAAAATCGGGGAGATTCAGAGTCCGTATTCGGGTAAAAAAATCGTCTACACGTACCTTCCTGAAGCATTGTTCGGTGATTCCCCTGTATTAATTGATGGTGTCGCCTCATCAGGTGGCACGCCCGCCATTTTGCCGAGCATTACCCTTGCTTATGAAAGCGCCACGGGAGCGCCATTTCGAGGACTGCCGGTGGGTGCTCAGCGCCTCTCGATTGGGCCAAAGGGAAACCAGTACCGGATCACCGATATTGATGGCCTGACGCTAACTGTTGAGCGCCTGATAACTCATAGCGACAAAACAACGACCGTAGATAGCCACTGGCCGGGCTTTACTGAAAGAGTTTTGCTGGATTCAACTGTAACCGGTCTGAATGATGATTATGAATGGATGGGGCCGTTCCTGTGCTGTCCTGAAGGAGAAAAAACCAGCACTATCGAGATCAATCTTCTCTATCCTCAGGGGCTTGTGGATATCGGAACTAAGGATGGTGCGATCCACTGGCATGAAGTGGAAATGACCATCCAGTACCGGCTGGAGGGCAGTTCAGACTGGACGAGTGTCAAAATCAAACATGGCAACAACACGGTAAATGAAATTGGGTACACTCATAAAATTAATTTCCCTGTAGCGGGGAATTATGAAGTCAGGATGAAGCGCGACACGCCGGTGTGGGGAGGAACAGCGCGGGATGCCGTCCAGTGGCAGGCAATGCGTGCGAAGCTCTCAAAGCGTCCGTCAGCCTATAAAGACGTTACCACAATAGCCCTTACCATCAGGACGGGCAGTCGCCTTGCTGCGCAGTCAGATCGGCGTATCAGCGTGATCGGAACAAGGCTGTATGACGGCTACCCAAGCCGAACCGTTAACGGTGCAATTCATCACGTTCTGACAAGCATAGGCATGCTTCCGGAAGAAATTGACAGTGCAACGATAAACTCGCTGCAGAGTGCTTACTGGACTCCCCGTGGAGAGACGTTTGATTTTGAGGCAAGCAGTGACGACACCTCTGTGCTGGATATTCTGCAAAAGATAACGACGGCCTCAATGAGTTATTTTCTTATTTCCGAGGGGCAGGCATCAGTGGGCAGGGAAGGGATTAAGCCTTGGGTGGGTGCAATCACGCCTCAGGAAACCACTGAGCATATGCAGACGGCGTTCTCCATGCCCTCAGTCGATGACTATGACGCTGTCGACGTAACGTATACCAGTGGAACGACCTGGGCGGAGGAGACGGTGCAGTGCCGACTGGCGGGCAACCCTACACCGCGCAAAGTCGAGAGCATCACGCTCGATGGCGTGCTGGACGAGGATCGGGCTTATCGCATTGGCATGCGGCGACTGATGAAACACGTTGGCCAGCGCGAAACCTATGCCCTGAGCACTGAAATGGATGCGCTTTGCTATAACTTCGGCGATCGCCTGGTGCTCACCGATGACATTCCCGGCAGCAATACCATCAGCTGCCTTGTGGTGAGCATGCTGAGGAAGGGGGGCACAGTAACGCTGGAGGTTAACGAGCCACTCGACTGGACTTTCAGCAATCCACGCTGCCTTATCCGGTTCCAGGATGGTTTAGCCTCAGGGCTTATCATGCCGAGCCGCGTAGACGACTACACGCTGACGATACCCTACAGTACCGCGCTCAGACTTGATGAGTGGGAGAT